TTGTGATGTTCTCGCCTTTCCTTTCTTGTCTTGAAATAAGGATTTTTGTATTTGAAAATACTCATGCCTTTATCCTTCCTCTTCCGCAAATTCTATTGGTTCTTTTTCTCTTTTAAACAGACCTTCTATTGTCCAATTTGGGAAAAAAGCATCGCGGACAAGAAATGCTTCTTCTATGTAAAACGAACTATCTCCATTTAACTTGTTCGCAACACTATTCCTGTGTATTTTTAGGAGCCTCGATACAGACTCAATAGTGACATCACGCTTTGCCATTTCCCCAATCAGAATTGTATATCCCAAAATAATTTCCTCCTTTCATTTATTCATTTGAATAACTTATGATGCCATTATATATTCGTGTGCATAACTTGTCAACACTTTTTTATTTATTTGAATAATTTTTTATTTACATACGAATAGTTTTATGCTATATTGTTTTTACAAGGAGGGCTGAAAATGATGGGAATTGGAACTAAACTAACTAGGCTGATGAAAGAACAAGACACTAATGCTAACGAACTTGCAAAAAAGGCAGGTGTCCCAGCTCAAACAATATATTCTTTAATCAGGAGGGATGCAAAAAAAGTTGACATTGATGTCTTGATTAAAATAGCAAGAGCATTAGGAGTAACTGCTGAATATTTTTCGAATGAAGATATTGACACAACCAATGACATTGCTGCGCATTTTGATGGCGAACAATTCACAGAAGAGCAAATGAAAAGAATTAAAGAGTACGCCTTATTTATAAAACAACAAGATGGGTAGCCTTGCATCACTAGGAGGTTTCTATGGATAAACTTGAGAATTTGCTTCAACACGCTACTGACAACAACATAAAAATCCACAGCTTTAATCTTGGTATAGATGAACTGCGCGGACTATACGTTAGCGGAAACATAGCGTTGTCCACAAAGCTCGAAACAACCCGGGAAAAAACCTGCGTACTAGCAGAAGAGCTCGGGCACTACCATACAACTGTGGGTGATATTTTAGATTTATCTAAGATTGATAATTTAAAGCAGGAATATAAGGCTAGGAAGTGGGCATGGGAATATTTGCTCCCCGTTGAAAGCATATTATTAGCCGTAAGTATTGGATATAAAGAAGTCCATAGCATGGCTGAATATTTAGATGTGGACGAGTCTTTTTTAAGAGAGCGGCTTGAGAATTTAGGACTTTTATGATGTTAACAATTGGGGAATTGGGGAAACATTTACGATTTTGTTATAGCACAAGCGATTTTAATATTACATTTTTAAGGAGGATTTATTATGAAGTATTGCCCTAATTGTAAGAAAGATGTAGAGGATGCTAAATTCTGTAAAGACTGTGGATATAATTTTGCAGAAGCCGAGAGCCAAACAGCTCAACCAGAAGTTCCGCAGAACAGTTCAAGCACGATTGGGGAAATCCCTGAAGCGCAATTCGAAATTCCGCAGGAAAGCGTTGTAATTGAGTCCGTGGGGACTGCCCATAAACCTCAACCCTTCGCCCCTGCCTCAAAGCGGAAAATTAAAAAACCTTTCTACAAAAGAGTGTGGTTTATAATTTTGGTTGTTATTGTGGCTCTTGCGGTAATTGGCGGTGCGATTGGAGGCGATGAAACATCAACCGAGCCTACCGCCGCCGATAAAGCAGAGAGTACAACAAAAGAAACACAAGCAACTACCAAGACCGAAACAACAGAGGCAACTAATGCAAACGGACTCACATCAGGGCAAGAAATAACACTGCAAACTTTTGCAGAAATGGACATTAAAAGCTATTTAAAGTCACCGAAAACAGCGGAATTTCCGGGCATACTCGAATATGAAGAATGGCATTTCTTAAAGGATGGCGATGAATATGTTGTAAAATCTTGGGTTGATTCTGAAAACTCATATGGCGCACTAATAAGGAGCAATTTTGTAATTCGCTATAAATGGAGTGGCGACGAAACTGATTTTACTAAACAAATAAATTCCCTTACTGTTAATGGTGAACAAATAATATAAATAAAAAAACAGCCCCTACTAAGTAGGAGCCATTATATCGGCTGTATTGCTACAACACGACCGTCGCAAGTCAATTGTACCTTACAGCCGCCGATTAGTCAATATGGCGGTATTTTTATACCCAAAATAGAAAGGAGAAGCTATGGCTAGGAAAACGAACTATACAAAAACCGTTAACGGCAAAGATTACGACTATTACAGGAAATACGCAACCATTAACGGCAAGCGAGAAATGATTTACGGCAACAGCAAAAGCGACTGGGAACGCAAGGTCGAGGAAAAGAAAAGGCTTGCCAATTTAGGTGTTACTAATGCGGACGCAACTTTTTGTAAAACCATTGATTTTTGGATGTACAATATAGCTGCAAAACGGCACGATATAAAACCCAACACATTTGCTGCCTACGAGGGACGTTATCGCTTAAATATTAAGGGTTGCCATTTAGCTGGTTTTAAGCTGCACGAAATTACAGCTTTTACCATGCAGGAATATGTTAATAAGTTGGTCGACGAAGGGCGGTCTAGGGGTTATATCGACAAACAATTAGAGGTGTTTAATATGTTCTTTAAATACGCAACCGCAGAAGGCTGCATGTTTCGAAATCCCCTAGTTAATTTATCCCTTCCAAAACCCAAAGGCAGGGATGAGATTGAAGTGTTCTCTAAAATGGAAATTGACCGCCTTATCCCCTCTCTAAAAGGCGAAAGACTCGGCTTCCTATTCTACCTATCTTTAGCCTCTGGAGTGCGGATTGGGGAAGCCCTAGCGACCTCCCACGACGATATGGTTGACCCCTTCCATGTCTACAAACAACAATCCTATATCCGTCCGATAAAAGGCGTTAAAGACAGAGAAAAGGGCTATTTGGATATTGTATCGCCAAAAACAAAAGGCAGTGATCGCTTTATCCCATTATCCCCGAAAGTTTTTGATTGGTACGAAGAACACAAGAAGATTTGCCAAATCGAAAAACTCGCACGAGGTAAGGGGAAAATTGCAGGAAGTGACCAATTATTTTTGCACGAAAGCGGAAAGCGGATGCACAATGCTTACATTGCGGACGAATGGAAAAGAATGCTAAACAAAGCGGATATTCCTTACAGAAAAATACACACGCTACGCCACACCTACATTACAAAATTAGTCCAAAGCGGTACGCCACTCGCAACGGTGATGAAATTATCTGGGCATGTAAAATACGATACAATCTTGCGGTACACACATGTCGAAACCGACTTCGTGAGAGAGGCTACACAGGCAATCGACGAACTTCTGTGATAAAAATGTGATAAAAAATTTATCTAAATCGCTGTGATGGTTGAAATTTAACCATTTCTCATTAAACCTTTGCAACCTGCACCAATGGAACAAATTATAAAATACAATAAACAAAAACGGGATTTCTTTTGCATTTCCCAACGTTTACAGCGGTTTTAGAAAGAGTATAATAGGTAGAATTTTATACTCTTTATCGCAACTTTTGTGATAAAAATGTGATAAATTTTGTGATAAAAAATAGAGATAGTAGGTAGTGCAATATCGCTTATATTTAAATAGAATTTTAGAGGTGGGATTATGGAGAACAAAACGAGAGCAGTAATCTATTTACGAGTATCTACACAAACGCAAGCGGAAGAAGGGTTTTCCCTAGATGCACAGGAAAGAACTCTGCGGCAACACTGCGAATTAAAAAAATACGAAACTGTAAGAGTATACACAGACGCCGGAATCTCTGGAAAGGATATAAAGCACCGCCCTGCGCTAAGGCGGCTTTTAGAGGATAGCAAAAGCAAAGAATTTGACATTATTCTTGTGTGGAAAATAACAAGGTTTACACGCTCCTTGTCTGATTTATGCTCAACTTGCGATTTTTTGGAATCCAAAAACATATACCTAGAAAGCTACTCCGAGGCGTTCGACAGCCGCACCACGACGGGTCGTATGATGCGTGGAATATTGGGGGTTATAGCACAGTGGGAACGGGAAACAATCGCAGAGAATGTCTGCGCTGGTTTAAAAGAAAGAGCCATGCAGGGTAACAGGACGGCGTCTGTCTCCCTCGGCTACGACATCGATAAAGAAAGTGGGGAATTTGTTGTTAATGTAGAAGAATCGGAAATAGTTAAATTTGTGTTCGAATCGTTTTTGGAATTTAAGAATCTCTCCTTTGTCGCAAGGCTTTGTAAGGAGAGGGGCTATGTAGGCAAGCGAGGTGTTATTCTTACACCGCAAAGCGTTGCCGCCCTCCTTACTCGCCCACTTTACGCAGGGTGGAACACATGGAAAGGACAGCCAATTTCTAAAGGAAAACACGCGCCTTTAGTGGATGTGGAGGTGTTCAATAAGGTGCAAAGAATATTGTCTAAAAATAAAATCGGAAGAAAAAGAACTAAGAAGTTAATGCTAATAAAAGAAGAAAAAAATAAAAAAACTTTGTAATTGCTATTGACACATACACGCACTGCGTGTTATAATAAGTTATAAGTTAAAGCGAAGTAGGAAAGGAGAAAAGCTTTTGGAAGTAATAATGATAATAGCCCTAATAACAGCGATTGTGAATTTAGCAACTTCGATAATCGGCTGCACTAAGGCTAGTAAAAAGTAAAAATCTAGGGATGCGAAAGCATCCCACCCCTCTCGGGGCTATATCATTATTATACAATAGCTAAAAAAAATATGCAAACATTAATAGCCATTATAAGTATTTTAGCTTTGGTTATAGCAATAATCGCATTTATCAAAGTGGTAAAAAAATAGGAGGCAAAATGAACATTTATAAAGCCGCTCGAACGAAAGCGGGGTTGACACAGCGTGGCGTGTCTGAAATTACGACAGTTCCGCTACGCACTATACAGGATTGGGAATCGGGGGCAAGAGTGCCCCCACCCTATGTGACAAGATGGTACTTAAAGGAATTAAGCGAGATCGAAAAAAATAAAAAAACTTTGTAATTGCTATTGACACATACACGCACTGCGTGTTATAATAAGTTATAAGTTAAAACAAAGAGAGCAACCCCACCGACCAAAGTTTGGTTACTCTCTAACTCAAACCCTTCGAAAAGGATTCTTCACTATTATATATCCTTTTCGAGAATAAGAAAAGGAGAAAAAGATGAAAAACGAAAAGCTAATAGAAGCCTTAAAAGCGAAAGGGCTGACAGTCTGGAAAGAAAAAAGAATTTATATTAATAATTTAGCGGAAATATTCGACCTTGAAAAATATACTCCAAACCCTAAAAGTTTTAGGAAATTTAGTGCTTACTACGACATAGAAAAAGATGCGTTCTACCACGATTCACATGGTAGCAGAAAAGAAACTTTGCAACAAGCATTAAACGATTTTAGAGAATCGGTAAAATAGGAAAGGAGAAAATAAAATGGCAAGTATTAACGGAACATATAAATGCGGACACGCAGGAAATGTTTATAGACCAGGCGGCGGAAAAGAAACGACTAGGAAACTCCAATGGATATTAGAAAATTGTGATTGTCCAGAATGCGAGAGAAAAGCAAGAGAAGAAGAACAAAATAAAAAGAATGCAGAAGCAAAATTTGAAACAGAAAAAATGGATTTGCCACAGCTTACAGGAACAGAAAAACAGATTGCTTGGGCAAACACTATAAGGCTAAAAAAACTGCAAGAATTTGACGAACTTTTTAACACGGTGTCTGGATTCGAGAAACCTAAGCGCACCCCACTTTGGCAATACAATAAATATTACTTTCCAGATAACGACCCCCTCGATGTAGTACTAACGATGAAAGACCTCATTTCACAATCTAAAACTCAAGCAACCTTTTGGATTAATAACAGGCAATTTCAGGTTCACGATTTGATGATAGATAATAATGACCTTGTAAACGAAGTCAAAATTGAACGTAAATAAAAAGAGAGGTGAATTTTAATGGAGAAAAATTACAAAGTCTATGATGTAAAAAGTGACACCGAAGTTAAAGTGTCCGCAGAATGGCTAGATGGCGTAGAATTAAATGGTATCGAGTCAATCGAATTTACCAAGGGATCTGGCATGGATTGCTTAAAAGTGTCATACGCAAACGGCGAGCTTATATGTTATTATAACATATATGGGTCTTGGGGCAATCCGACTGAAATTAAATAATATTATACGCGCAAATGAAAAAAGCCCCTCAGATTGAGCCGAGGGGCTTCGCTTTGTTTATATGTTATTCTTATCGTCAAAAATCTGGCTTTCTGATTCTTATTTTATCCTTCGCCATCGCCTTTATCTTGCGAGCGATGTTCCGTGATTATTTCGCCTTGCGGCTGTTTATCTTCGTCCGTGACTGGGCTAATATATCCTAGAGCCTGCCTGCTATCGCCAAGCCCTTTAGTCGTAAAGTCGGTATTGTATCCAATAACGGCTATCGCCACACTGCCCAGCATGAATGGGTTGCTAATTAAAGCAAAAAACTGGTCTTTAATTGCTTCCCAGCTTGTAAAAATGTCCATGCTTACGCCCATTGTAGCGCAGATGATACCAACCAGCCCAATCCAAAAATACGGATTCTTAATTCTTACTTTCCAATTAATCCTCATTATTTCTTCTCCTTTTCTGCTTCCTCCATATCGTGTTCAATCATATCCAACCTGTTTTCCGCCTTGTACATTCTATCTATCAGCTTATTGTGTTTATCCTGCTTTTTTTCTAAAGAAGCAAGCTTCGCTTTAACGTACCCGGCAAAGCTGCCAAACGATATTCCATAGACTAAAAGCTGTACCCAAAGTTGCGTTGTCATAATTGCCTCCTATTTCCAGAATCCTAACCAACGCTTATGCACATATCTGCCATCGCCGATATATAGGAATGCTCCTTCTTGTCTGTAAACAGTAACTTTCGTGCCGTCTTTTATTTTCCCAACAACCTTTGCGCTCGTTTTAGCACTCCTTCTGTATGGTGCTCCATTCGTTCCCCGAACATACATAGTCGGCTTAAAGTATTCGAAGCAGTCTGCAAACTGCAAGAAAAAGCCTCCAGCGAACTTCGTTTCATCGTATCTGTAATTACTGCCCGTCTTAAAGTCCAAATGTGCCGCCGTCTTGGAGATGAATCCAATCCCGATAAATCGCATCAACTGAGCGATACACATAATCATATAACTTGGGATTCTTTCGCCGTTTCGATAAACATTAACATCTACCGCACGTCCAGTTAAATGTCTGCTGTTACTGCTGCCACCAACTCTACGATTTTCCGCAGGGTCTCTGTAGCCGCTTGTAATCGTTACGGACGCGCTCTTGGAATACTTCATTACGTACGTCCTTATTTTTTCTAAATATTTCGGGAGTCTCGTGTCGATTTTTATGACATCTGTCCCCCTGCAACCAAATTCCCACACCATAAAATGCGGTGCTAATTTTTTGTCACCGTCTTTCTTTTTACTATATATTTTTATAGCCATACTGTCTCCTTTTCTTTAAAATGTACATGCGCCTTCGATTTTATACTTTAATTGCACTGTTTGGGTCAACGCCGTTGTGGCATGAATGATAAACAAATAATATGACAATGTTGTAGTTGTTGAATTAACATTCCCCGACCACGTAGCCATTTGATTGCCAGCAGCTGCTACAGTAACATTTCGTATTGCAGATATGTTCAATATTCCCATTTGTGCAGGCGTAGGGATCGTAACGCTTCGGCTCACAGACCGTGGATTAGGACTTGAACTTGCTGGATAAGTAACACTTTGGTTGGCTTGCACTCCCCATAATTCAAACTTTCCATCTTTCCATATTCGCCAGCTCCATATACCGTTTGACCCACTACTATGTATAGGATTTGCAGCTTCTAGCAACTCCGCCAACGTATCTGTGCCTATTGCCAATTTGCTAGCATTTTGTAAGGCTAAAACGCCGCCTACATCAACGTTTTTTGGTGTAGACAGCGTTGTTGGTGTTTCTTCCCACTGGCTTCCCTTCCCGTAAACTTCATTGATTGCGGCAACTAGCGTACTCTTGTCCACTGTTAGCAATTCTGCAAGGTCGCCGATTCCATTTATAGCGTCTCGCTCCCCTGCTGTGAACCTGACGTTTTGCGGCGCTATTCTTGTATATTCCTCTGCCATGCCTACACCGCCTTAAGCGCCATGATGGTAGTAATTCCCACCGCACCAACCGGGAAGCTAGAACCACGGCTAGATAGCGATAACGCATTGCCCTCAATTTGGAGAAGCGCCACCCTGTCGCTTCCTGATGTGGTAAGAGGGATAAAGGCGCTGATTGGCGTTTCAAGCTGGGGCAGTGCAACCGGGAGAGTCAGTGTACCGCCCGTAACCGCCCTCAGGGTGTTAATTTCTAAGTGCCCGAAAATAAACATACCCACTTCGTATAATCGCAAATATGCTCCTAGGTCAGCGTTCGAAAGCTCACCTTCATAAATCTTGCTACGCTTTGCCGCTGGCGCCAATTTCGCAAAAGCATCACTGGGTGTTGGGTCTCCCACAAGCCCTAATGCATCCGCCACGTTATCAGGCAGCATTGTTACCTTTGCAAACGGTGTCCCGACCACTATTGCACCGCCGTTATCAGGGTCGTTGTTCGCAGTAATATCCACTTTAAGCCCTCCGTTAGTTAGCGATCCTGCGACCTTTTCAGGCGTCAAATTTTCCTCGCCTGACGTTATAATCAAATCCGTTCCTTTGTTTTGTCTCTGTCTGTCCTGCATTTTTCTAACTCCAATCTCCAGCGTAAATATCGCCGGCATATCTGTATCCGCTAACTATTGTTTCTACAATCGGAATCACTTCCGCCATTGTCTGTTCTAAAAGATTTATTTGAATGTAGTGGGTTTGCGGATTAACCGCTCCCACCAAATCTAGCTTTGTTCGAATATGGTTCGCAGCGTTTATTATTCGCCGGAAATCTGCGTCCATAAAGTCTTTTGTCGCGTCCCACTCTTTAGATTCAAAATTGATATTTGTACCAATCGTATCCAAGAGGTCTTTAAGATAGGCGAGATTACCTTCCCAGCGATTAAAGGCAAAGAAATCAACTGCGCCTTTTAAGTGATTTAAATAGGCGGTCTTTTCCGCCTCTGTAAGTGCATCAAAACCGCCAGAATCTATCCTTCTTTTTGTTCCATTCATATGGGTAACATCATCTAGCGTCCTGTCATAAATCGGATTAATCCACATATTCTTCTCCCCTTCCCGTTATGTCGCACGTAAAGCCACCATCAAAATCCATAGTTCTGCTAGTAACAATCATTCTCCTATCTGCACCCATTAAATCGTCAATTTCAACGACGTCTGAAACCTCCAATGCTGGATTGCCACGTTCTATAAAATCATACGTAATGGACTTTTGAAGCATGGCAAAATACCAGTTAATGAACGCTTGTCCGTTTTCTACTAAAATAGCTGGATTTGCAATGTCCATAACCTCGTCGTCAGCTTCGGCTTGCCCTGCACGAAAAACAGGTTCCGTGACCGCATAAGGCTTTCCCCTTATTATTATTTTCGCCGTACCATTTCCTGTCACGGTCACCCATGTCCCCAGCGTCGCTCCAGCGGTATAACTGTTCACCGTTGCATTTGTAGCGGTCACAACTTTGCCCGAAACTGGAGTGTGCTCAATAAAGAATCTCTGCCGACCGCTAACCTCGACCTCGACCTCATTATTTTCAATTTCTGCGTTACTAGGTAAAACATACCTGGTTAATACAACATCTATTGCGTTAACTCTTTGTTCTGCGGCAATATCTGGAAAATCCATAATCATATCGTTATTAAAGGACCAAACTGGCGAACCATATGCACCATCTTCAATCAACAAAACTCCATCCGCATTTATCCGACAAATGCACATTGCTGCTTGCGTTACGACTTGCAACGCTTCCCTAATGGTCATTACCGGAATCGCGGTAGATACTCGCCTAGCCGCTACAGATGGAGAAATTTTATATTCGATATATCCTTGAATCACTTTCGGGATAAACGCCGCTAGCGTAGAGCTTCCAACGATACCGTCCAGAAATCTCTTTTTCTCTAAAATCCCAAAAGCGTCGTTGGCGGTGATTTCCGCCGTTAAGCCTTGGTCATCGACCTTCGAGCTGGTGTATTGAGTAGTTGCGACTCTTAAATATTCCTTACCTTCTTTTTCTGTGCCAATCCCAACCTCTGTTGTTAATTCTTGCCCTTCCAAGAGATATTTTTGTAACCCCTCCCTGTTAAGAAGGTTATATCGCTGATCGGCATTATCGAATTTTACTGTTAATTCTGTAGACGGCAACGCCGACCCGTCAATTTCAAATTCGTGCAACAAAGAACTTGAAACGCTTGTGTCTACATCGAATGAATCAACCACGCCAAAATAAACCTCTAAAAGCTTAATTTTCCTGTGCGGCGCATTCGTTTTCGTAAAAGTAAATATAACTTTGTTATAAGACTGTACGTCTACTGTGCTAACCACTTTCAGGCTGCGGTTTTCTTCAATTTCTGTTCGGGAAACTAAAGTTGAATCCAGATATGCTTCAATAACTATCTGTTCGGGTGCATCGTGGGCCTTGTCGTCGAAATACAACGTAAACCCTGCCGCCGAATATGTTTTGTCAAGGAAAAATGTGGCGCTTTCGTTTATTTCACATTCGTCGCTCGAAACCCTCAGCGTCCTTGCTCCAACTTCGCCATCTTCGCTATTGGGGAAAATATAAGTCCCGTCTAAAACAACGTGGTTGGTTTCGCACGTCCCCAACCTTTTAGTCGGCGTCGTAACACCATTTAGGACTTGGGATAAATTCGACACCGTCGCTTGCGAGGAAATCGAACCGCTCGCGCCCGCTTTAACACCTGCAGGCGAAATATCCAAAGAAGTCCGCATATCTACCCACCGAGCATCAGCATAAGGGCTAAACGGGTTTCGAGTAAAGTAAACTTCCACTACCTTTATCCTCCGAACCGGCGAGGTTTTCAAAAAAGAAAATCGAACCCTGTTGTAGAGTCCGACTGGAAGCCCACTAATCACCTTCGGCGAAAAGTTTCCTCTTATCCTATCTCTCGAAACTTCGATATCATTGTTGTATGCAATAACATCAAAATCTCTCGGAAAATCTCTTGTCTGATTGTCGAAAAATATCGTAAACCCTGACGCATAATAGCTGCCATCTAAGGTAAACTCTATATACTCGTTTGTTACGCCTTGGTTATCGGAGGCATTTAATGTTCTCGCTCCGATCTGTCCATCATCGCCAGTCGGAAACCTGTAAGTGCCATCCAGGATGGTGTGGTTCAATTCTCCTGTTCCGAGCTTTCTTTTTAGCAAATCAACGCCGTCTAGTGTCTGCGCCAAGTTTGATATAACCGCTTGGCTCGAAATCGAAGGTGTGGCGTTTTTGTGTCCGATACTAAGCATCCCTTGCCACCTGCCCTCGCATTTCTAGCTGTACATCTCGCCACATCGGTACGCCTTTTTTGTAGACAAAAATTCTCGGTTCTGGCATGGATATTTCAAATACCTCCGCACTGTCGCCATTCTGGGGGTCGGGGTATTCGACCAAAATAAATGGGTTCGCCGAAATCATCGAAATCAGCTCGCTCATTTTTGCTGGCGGTGCGTCCCACTCCACTGTCAGGATTGTCCTGTAACCAATAAGATCTTTAACAACTCGACCTGACGCCACAACAAAGCTTTTATCCAGAACTTCTTGCCCTACAGAAAGCTTACGAGTCCTTGCCAAGATTAACTCTTTTGTATCGCTTATCAATTTAACCCTATCCAACTGTAGCTCCTTTCTGCATATTAATAGCTGGCATATGACTTACTGTGTTTCTTGCGATTTCCTTGCCGTCAAGGTTGATTACTAGCGTTCCATCTGTTTTGTTTGCCGCCATCAGATTTGCTATTCCACTTACGACTGCGCCTACAACATTTTGCGAGTCCATGCTTGGAGTGTTAATATTCCCCATGCCTTGGTTTATTCCAGACGAAAGGTCGCTACCAAAATCGTACCCGAGACCAGTTGCGTTCATATCACTCAATCTGTCCGTTATAGCCGTGCCTACATTGTCTGCCGCACTAAGTGCGTAATTTATTGCATTCATCATGCCTACGCCAAGACCTTGCGTCAGCATTTCACCCATCCAAGCAGTTTCCCTCGAGGGCGACTTGATGCCGAAGAATGATTTCAACTTATCCTTAACATTCGTCGCAAAACTCTGTATCATGCCGACTAGCCAGCCTGCCTTGTCAGTTACACCTTTCCAAAATCCAGTAACCAAATGTCCGCCAATTGCAGCGAGATTTGACAATCCGCTCTTGATTTTTGCTGGTATTTGCCTTGCCCATCCCACTAATTTGGCAAGCAAAGGCGTTATTGCGCGGATAACCAGCACCGGCCAACCAATAAACACCGCTATAATTAACTTTGTAGCCTGCTTAATCTTGCCCCAAGCTGTTTTCAAAAATCCCGGTATGGTAACTGTGAAAAATTTCTTTAACGCTCCTCCGATAGCAGAGACCCTAGTCCAAATTGCTTCCCAAACGCCAGTTACAATATCTCTAAATGTTTCGTTTGTTTTCCAGAGATAGATTACCGCCGCTATAAGCCCTGCTATGAGTGTCACAATTAAAACTATTGGGTTCGCGTTCAACGCAGCGTTGAACAACCATTGTGCCGCCGTCACCGCTTTTGTAGCGATGGCTGACGCCGCTAAAATTGCTTGTTGTGCAACAAGCGCCGCAGTAACTGCTATAATTCGTCCAGCCGACATCGCCGCATTTAAAGCCGTCTGTGCCAGTGCGGCAGCTTTTGTCGCAACAGAACTCGCTATTACAGCTATTTTATTTGCAACAAGCGCCGCAGTGTTAGCAACAATACTCGCCACGCCCATCGCCTTGCCATATGCTAGTTGGGCAATGGTAGCGGTTTTTGTTGCCGCGCTACTTGCTAGGGTAGCAACTTTCAATAACCCTTGCTTTATTGTCAACATAGCGGTTGTAATTGCATTAGATCTTTTCGCCCATGTTGAGGCGTCGGTTGCTAATGCCTCGCCTGCAAGCGCCATGGTTACCCCATGTATTATGCTACTTATCGCCATTGCTGTTTTGTATACAGCTATCACGCCCACAACCGCTAGTATTCCATACTTTAGATTGTTAAACGCTGTTGCTAACCCTGAAATGATGCCAATTACTGTGGGCATCATTGAGGCTATTGTTCCGAATGCTGTCGCAATGCCTTCCTTGGCTTTGTTAATATTGTCAGCTAATGTTCCGAGACCCGCATTTTGCAAGCTCGTATCTATCGCCTTTATTACTCCCTCTAGCCCCTTTGCGATTGCAGTCTTAACATTCTGCCACGATGTGGCAACGCCGCCAGAAGCCTCTTTTGCTTGGTCTGCAAATGACTTGAATCCAGCTCCCCCCTCTTCCGACATCGTTACTATAGCTTGATTAAAATCGTCCATGGATATTTCGCCAGATTTCATTTTGTCGTATAGCTCCCGAGTTTTCCCCGAGGTTATTCCTAGTGCTTTGGCTGTTTGCGATAATGCCACGGGCATTGTTTCTTCAAGCGTTTTCCAAGATTGTAAATCAACTTCACCCTTTGAAAGCATCTGTGTATATTGCTCCATTCCACGAGAAGCATCTGCCCCCGACTTACCACTTGCTAAAAACGCGTTATTAAGCGCCAATGTTGTGTCTGTAGCTTTATCCAGTCCCCCCACTAATGGCGCAAGATTTTGAGCTGTTCCAGCCACATCGTCTAGCGCGGTAGGTAGACCATCTATGCCGTCAGACAGTTTAGTAATTGCTGCGTCTGCCTCTCCCGCTGAATATCCAAGGTTTTGCATAATTCGGGGAAAGTTGTTTAATGTATCAAATCTGCTTACAGCATCACCGACCGATGATGTAACAGCTTGGAACGCTTCTTCCACAACCCTAACCAACCCAACGGCTGTGGCTATCTGCTTTATCCCAGTAGCCCCTCTTTTCCCCGCTTGGCTTGTGTCGTCTCCAAAACGTTTCATCTTGCGCCCAGCCTGTTCGGTTTCGGTTTGGAGTTGCTTCATTTCTGTTTCATTTTTATTGAGCTCGGACGTCATTTGATTAACTTCGGCTTCCGCCTTCGCATAATCTCGCTCCAGCTTCGACACTTTAACGGATTGTTGAGCATACTCTCTCTGTGCCTTTGCGACTTCCGTCGAGTTCTCGCCATATTCGGTAGTAGCGTCTTGTATGGCTTGCTCTAATCGGTCAAGTTCCGACCGCTGCTCTGTTAACTCTGTACTAAGGGCATTCACTTTGTTCTTTGAGTTATCAAGGGAGTTTCTCAACACATCATTTCGCCGAGCAAGGTTATCTTCTTTGCTGCCTGTCGTCTCGAATTGTGCAGCTAGACCTTTCAATTCAGCATCAAAAGCCTTTGTCATATTCGCCGCAACTTTCATTGCGTTTTGAAATTGTGATACACCGCCTAATTCTAAAACAGCACCAACATCAGCCATAATCTACTCCTTAATCCAAATCTGGTATCATTTCATCATCGGTCAAAATAAAATCTTCTTCCATTCCCATTTTGACGATTCTGTAACACGCTATTAGATCGCACATCTCACCAAAGCGTGTAATTTCAACTTCCTTTTTACTCATTCCCAGCAATCTTCCGTAAAAAAAGTACCAAGCAAAACTCAATCTCCCTTTTGCTTGGTCTCCTCCTTTTTTACCTTCTCTAACACCTCTCTAGCCTTGCCTTCTCCGACACATTCAAATATCTTTTCAGACAATTCCTGAAAATCTCCAAGCCCGAACAGCATTGCGAGCATGTCTTCCTCAATAGGCTCTGGGGTTTCTTCTCCCAGGAACTTCTTTTTCGCAATGCCCTGCGAAATCAAGGTTTCAATAAAAAAAAGCATTGCGTCAAACGTCTCGGCGTTTTTTTCTCCGCCGAATGCTCCTTCAATGCTTCCATATTTTTCTGTAATCAACTTCCCTGCCTTTATCGAAAAATGCATTGGGTACTCTGTTTTCCCAATCTTAATTGTTACTTCCTTGCTCATATTCTCTCCTTTCAATTAGCTCAATAATTTCAGCCTTTTTCATGCTGGACGATAGCCCCTCTATGCCAAGCCCCTCACCATATTCAATTAGTTGGGGCTTGGTCATGTTATCTAAAGGGTTAGGCACGCTAAAGCCAGTTGTTACGGGGACACAAAACCTAGTTGTTCTTTAATGTACGATTCTGCGTTTTCTTCCTTTTCGAAAGTTGCTTCACGCTTCCACTGCGAAGGCGTTCCATCGTCTCGCATAACAACCGATTCCAATTCAGGCGTTTGCCATTCGATTGTTTCGCCCTTTGTTTCGGCAGCATCATTCGGGATGTTAAACTTAATTTTTCTAAGGATAACCGCCCTGTAATACCTCTTGCCCCTAACCTGTTTAGGGATAATCTGCCCAAATCCCATATCGGGGACTTCCATGTCATCGTCATAGACTAGTTCTTTAACCGTTTCATCTCCGACCGTAATTTCTTCTTCCCTAACACCCAGCATCATCTTTGTTGCTTCCTGTGTTAGGTTATCAATTCCGATTGTTGCATTCCCACCTGCAAACGAAGTATCGCTTTCTGCAATACCATCATCTGCATAAAGGTTGTTATCGTCACTAGACTCCATTTCCAATTCAAATGAAATGGATTTAGCAAATCTAACGCATTCCGTGTAGGTTATTTCTCCTGTCACTTCGTCATAGTTGTATTTCGCTATGTACGGTTTTCGTGAACCTATACTTGCCATTAATTTATCCTCCTATTTTTCCAATTTCTCTATCAATAACTTCTGCAATTCTCGCTTTAGCCGCTTCCCTGGTCGAGTTGACGGCTGGTCGGAAGAACGGTCGCTTTGGCTGCTTTGTTGTTCCAGACTCCAAAATTCTAGCTTTTAGCTGGTTGGCTGTTCCGTGTTTGTCATAGCCAGCGAAACCAATTTTCACATCCCATCCAGAATCATTTTTCCTCATGGATGAAATGCCAAGGCTTTTGAAAAGGTCTCCTGTGCCTTCGCCAGACAATGTTCCCCAAAGATTCGCCCTGACCCTATTTGTTACAATATCCGCACCCTCAAACAATGCTTTTTTAGCAATCTTGTCTGCATCTGCGCCAGATAATTTTTCAAGCACCAAAATTAATTCTTCGTTGCCTTTTGCTAGTCGCATTTTTGTAGCCATCACATCACCGCCAATTGAAAAATCCACTCATGGTGAATGAAGCCTGTGTCGTCCTCATATTGAGTGGAATTGTATCTATAAGATATGTCTGCCTTGTCCAGTTCCGCCTGCATTCGCAGTATCGCCATGTCGTCCTCGTCTTTAAGGAAATAATCAATCGTTCCCTCAATGACTTGGTTTTGCATTTTTCCATCAGCCCAAACTGAATTGCCCTGATTGTCCTCCGCCCAAACGATGTACTTGTCCTCGTTTTTAAAGCCTCTGTAATGCCCGACTTTGGGCTCGACCCTGAGCAACGCTTCTCGGAGTTCGTTAAACATCTGCGCCCCTCCAATCATTTCTGGACAAAGCCAAATCCATGACTTTAACGTCCATATTTTCGGGATATTGCACTTGCTCAATCCGGTAACGCAAAACTGTTCCGTCTCGGTTGTCTTGAATCTCGACAAGGTCATGAGGCGACACATTTCGGCGTTGGTTGCAGCGAATCAGTCTATTAATATTCACACTTGCTTGCAATCCTTGAAAATATCGCTGATTTCCGACTGTTCGCTCCCTAAATCGCAATGTTTCTTTAGGCGTCACACCCTCCACAGGCATTTTGCCCGGCTCGGCTACGTTTCCAGTCGAATAAATCCTTACAATGCCATCGTTAAATGTTTCAGCCTTGTTCCTAATCATCAGAATCACCACCAAATTGGTACTTATTCCTTAAGGAAATAATCTCATGTAAGTAGTTATTCTCAAATTCATCAAGTGCGTTTGAGCGAGCATATCTGACATAATCTTTAAGCATCATTAGCCCATCGTCGTCAGATTCGAAGTCAATTTCAGCCCCAGCCCTGCGATTCAGATACGATTTTCCAGAATTAATAAGACCAAGGAGCTTTTCCTCCTCGGTCTCGTCTAATTCCCATGTTATATCTAAATAGTTTTTAATCTTTTTTAGCAGTTCCATTGTCGTTACCTGCCTTTTTCTTTTCTTGTTCAATAAAGCCGACTTTTATGAGATAGTCGGCTGTTTTCTTGTTCTTTATATCTAGTTTGTCGCCACATTTTGCGTTGTAGCCCTTAGATATAAAATCCTTTTTTGCTACATACATAAGTCACCGCCTATTCTACAACCTGAACCTGTGGAACAACCGGTTCTAAGTTGGCGATGTTTAGGTATGCGAATGCATTTTCGTCAAGCGCTGTGCCGTTTCCGTACAGCTTAATTCTGTAGGCTCTTTCGTCCTCAAGGAACTTGGTTTCGTCGGCATATTCAAGCTTCCCACCCTTCGCTGTACCTATTCCCATGAAGTATTTTTCAGCGATTCCCATAATTGCGTGTCCGGACGGAACACCAACAGCCGGGATAACATTTGTCGGGAATGGCATCACATCATGTCTAAATGCGCCGTCGGTTCCTCTTGGTGTAGTTGCTGGGAATACTTTTGTGTAGTAATCTGCAAGATTCACCACGAATAAAAGCTCGGTCACGGCACGCTCTTTCCCATTAGGGTTTTGGGACAATCCGCTTATAATCCCTCCGATTGTTTCTGGGTCTAAATGAGTTATCGCTTTTGCTGTTTTTCTAGGAAATACGCCGCCAGTATCTCCAGTCAGCATCCTTGTCATTCCTCTCGGGCCATCTTTTCCATCACCGTCTACGATTGCTGCGGTTAATTCTGCAGCTAGTGCTTCGGATAAAATTGTTCTCACAAATCTGTCTAACCAGATAGGCCCCAAGTCTAACATTGCGTTACAAACGACCATAAAGGCAGATAATTTCTTCGCGGTCAATTCAACAACATCAAATCCGCCCTGAAGTTCGTCCGTAATCGGCGCACAAAGGTCTCCCCAACCAGCGACACCCTCAGATGTCCCGAGCAAAATTCGCGTCAATGCGCCAGTATTTTCAAACCTAATCGCGTCAAGCAAGGGGTGCTTTTCTGTTAAGTCTTCAAACACTCTGTCGAAAACTGACATTGGCAACACTTCGTCAATCATTTCGATTGATTGCTTTGGTGTGGCTGATTTTGAAGCTTCGATAAATCTTTCATAGTATTTTGTTTCCTCTGCTGTTAGAGGTTTCATTCCCCTAGCCTCTAACGCAATAGCATCTGTGTGGTCAGTCATGCTTTGGGCTACATCCATGACACTATCCTCTACGCCACTGCACCACGCTTGCATTGCCTCTGCCCACTTTTCCTCATCTCCTTCTTTTGCGGCATCCATGACCGCTTGTAGCAATTCCATACTTTTCTTTTCTTTGTTATTAAGTATCATCTCTTCCTCCTATTTGAAAAATTCCATTACATTGTTTTTTTCTGCTGTTGGCTCGTTGCCCATATCTTTAGCAGAAGATTTCACCACTTTGCTAATAGCTTTGCCATCTATTTCCAAATTCACTGTTTGAGTTCTCGCCTCAAAAGCCTTGGTAACTGCATTTTCAACAATTTCGCCAATATTAAGTTCTTCTTTGGCAACGCCAACACGAATGTCTTGCGTAAGCCTCTCGACCATCACTTTTTTGGCTGATTGCGCTGGATTGCTTTCCTCTTTTGCACTTGTGACTTTAGTCGCAAAACCTTTATCGAGCGAATCTTGCGGATTTAGCCACGTTTCGCCGTCTAAAAGTTCTTTTAGTTCGTCACGCTTGATATTTATGCTCGAAAGATACGCACTGATTGACGCTTCTGTGATTGTGTCCAAATCGTCAGCCTCTTTTCGAAGTTCGTTAGCATTCCCAGCAGTAAGCGTCCATGCGTTGTGGATCATTAAAAGACTTGCCTCGGACATTATTCTTTCGTCACCAGCCATAAAGACTACAGATGCAATTGAGCACGCAAACCCGTCACAATAAGTTGTGATTTTGGCCTTGTGGCGTTTTAATGAGTTGTAAATCGCTAATCCTTCTGCTACTTCGCCACCATACGAGTTTATGAACACGTCGATTTGGCTCACATCAAGTTCGGCAATCTGTTTTGACAGGTTGTAAGCCGAAACATTGCTTTCTTTCCATATTGAAGATGTAATGTCGCCATAAATCACTATCTCCGCCGTGTCCTCGTTTTGAACTAACGAATAATATTTCTTTTGTTCGGTCATAATTTCCTCCTCTCTTTCAGCGCAACCCCATTTACGCAAAATAAAAAAGTTCCCCCACAAGCACACTTTGTGCCGCAAGGGAACGCTCTTCGTTTCTTTTTCAATTTTTCTAGGTCGCCATCATATATTTTTCCGCATTCATTGCAGCGAAAATCTGTTTTATCCTCCTTTATCAGAAGAATCACCTCCAGTCGCCTCTCTCAAAGCCTGTTCAATAGTTTCATAGTTTTTTGTAATATAGTGTTGCTTAGCCCAAGGCTCATTGATAGGCTGTTCTCCACAGACTTCTCTAACATCGTTAATGTTAAATGCCCCAGACCCGATTAGCTTATCTATAGCATTAGACACGGATAACAAGTCAACATGCTTAACCGCCTTAGTGTCAATTACAATTCTTGTCCCAGCCAAGTATTCTTCTTGCGTATAACATTTTCTATTTATTCCCTCAGCCAAAAGGTCAGCCAGTGGGTCGATGCAAAATGTTAAGAACTGCTCTACTGCGTTCGTTGTGTTTTCGATATCACCAAGTAAAAGTTTTGATGGTATGCCAAACGCTGTAGCGGTGTATTCCATAATGTCAGAAATCATCGCCTTTATATCTCTGGTGCTGCGGTCGCTTGCTCTGCCAGCATTGGCAGAAATATCTTTGTATGTATAGCCTTTGTTCATTGTAACTATAGCGCTTTCGGCTTGGAAAAATTCTTTGAACTGTGCCATCATCTCTTCTTTTTTCTTCTCGATTTCGTCGGGATCGCCACTCATAACTGATTCTTCTGTCACGATTCCCTTGTTTCCAGCATCTTGCTTATACGTAGCAATTCCGTAGTTCAGAAGTTGCTGATAGAGTCCGAAAGTGTCGTCGACGAAAGTTTTAATGTTCGTATCAGCCAATTTCGTGTAAATTACTTTGTTTTGTTTTAAGTTTCTAGGGTAGTCTGCGCCGCTGATAACTATATCTTTAAAAATTCCCTCATTCATGCCTTCTTGTTCATAGGAATAGGAATCAGCGATGAACAGTTGTCCTCTCTGCTCAATTATCAGCACTTCGTTATCCGAAAACATCTTCCCGATCCATTTCGCGATAAATTCGCTAGAAGATTGGTTTTTATTTGGCTGCACATTCCACACATAATAATCATCATTTTTAACAGGCTTGTTTTTCTCGTATGTGGTAAATTCACAAACGGAAATCGCATTGGCAACAATATTCACACATGACCAAAAGCACAGCCTTCGAATTGCGAGAGTTTCCCACTCCTGCTGGCTACAAATAGCCTGCGCCTCTATGCTCCTCCCAAATATGTTTTTGAAAATGTCTGTTATCTTCATATCTTCTCCTAAAATTTATAAACTTTGAATTTTGGTGGCTCAATCGCCCCGATGAGTCTATCTTCTATAATCGCACTTGCTGTAAGCGCCATAAACGGGTCAGTTTTCCTTGATTTACCCTCAATTTTGCCAAAATAAAAATTGCCAGTGTCAGTTCCTTGTTTTTTGCCACTAGCAATCTTCTTTGTGTTGTTTGTCGCCCACCTTAGGACTGGATTGTCTCCCCAAATCAATTGTTCCTGTAAAAACTGACTTTCTAGCACGGGAACAATCTTCATGATGTCAGATGGCCGGACTAAATATAAATTCTTGCGTTCAGGCGTGAACCCTAATTCCTCCAGCTCGTTTTTAAGTAGCTGGTAACGGTAACCATCCATAGCGATAGCCTTAACATCATATTTTTGCATCAGCCCCTTGATATGCCCAGCTATAACTTCCGCCCCGATCTGAACAGCATCAACTTTTGTTAGTAACTTTTGCTCTACCCACATTTCCCATGGGACTCTCAGCCGTGGGATATCAGCAGAATTTGTGCAGAGCCATGAGTGGTTTATATCATACCGTGTCTCATTATCCTTAAATCTGGCATTAACGCTTGCAAAGTCATTAACTTTCATGAAGTCAATTCCCACAACGCAAGGCTTTCCTGTCAAATCTGGAATAGGCTTATTTGTTTTTTGTATATATTCAAAATCCACAACCATGGACTCCGCATCATTTTTAGGTAGGTTCATGCGCTTAGTTAGAAATACTCTTTTTTTGTGTGGCTGGTATTTCATCTTTTCGGCGTCCTTCGCCATTTCCTTTTGTAATTCAGGAAGGTAAGGCAAGGACGGATTCGCCTTAACCCAACAATCTGGATTTTCTGCTTCGCTTTCATCATCGATTTTGTAAATCATAGGCAGCATTCCAGAGTTCGGAACTTCTCCAGCCAAAACTCTACTCGCCATCTCTAGCATATCGTCTAGCACGCCATCTCTAACATATCCGTTTGTCGTAATGTAGAATGTCCGGCTGTGCTTCCTTTTCCCGAATCCTGATGTAAAGACTTCGATAGTGTCGTAGTTTTCGTATTCGTGGATTTCGTCAAACACTAAGCACGCTGACCGCTTGCCATCTTTTGTCTTTGCGTTCGAAGTATTGTATTTTATATAGGACCTAGTCTTTAAGTTGTCAATCTGCGCCTTGGACTTATAGAAAAAGTGTTTCAGCTTGTCCCAGTTTTTCTCGAGCACATCGTATATGTCACCAAAAGACGTCTTTGCTTGCTCCTCATTATTGGCGATTATGTCAACGTTATATCCGTCAACTCCGTGATAATGAGTCGTTAAATACCACACTAGCGGAGAAACGAAACCGTTCTTCCCGTTCCCCCTGCCCATCACAATTAAAAATTCATCAAACACAACCATGTCTGACGAATCGTGGTAACAATGTATTAATGCTAATATACAGAGCTCCCAATCGAGTAGCTTAATCTCAAAATACTTTTCGATTAACTCAACCGCTTTAGCAATTTTTTCATTGTCAATATATATGTCCTCGTTATCCAGCTTTTCATCAATCAGCTTAACAACAAGTTTCATTTCTTTAGAACTTCGGATTTCATCTGTTTCGATTTTTTCAAGGTAATCATCAATATAGGGATGCCGGTTACATTTCCTCGTCAACATCTTCGCTCGCCTGTGATGGATCAATTCCTAATTCGGATAAGATTTTCAGCATTTGATTATTTACCTTGTTCGACATATCAACAGAATCATTCTTCTTGGCACCACATTGCCCCCCACCGTTGTTCCATTTAACCATAACGCCGTTTTCTTCGATGTCGTCGTTGAGCAGTTGCTCGCGAACCCAGAGGTTCATATAGGTGTCCACCATGTTCGTGTAATACACCCCTTGTGTGTGGTTTCGGTCGAGCTGGTCAAGCAAATCTTTCTTGATTGCCTTGTATGTTTTGGACTGTTTGTAGCCCCTTGCTGTTTTTGCCATTTTGTTCCTCCTACGTTATGCGCGCACGATGCGTTTGAAATGTCTAGAGATCGGAAGAGCGTCGTGTAGGG